TGCTATCGTTAGTGCTGCATCATTTGTAAAGGTTGTTCCCGTTGGGTCTGCATTAAAAATAACCAAATCTAACGCTATATTCTGCTTGTCTAAATCTCCCAAAGTAACATTCACCAAAGTTGATTCTGAGCCTACTTCTAAAGCTGCGTCTGTTAGGGTTAATTTTGTTCCTATTAAGTCACCACTAGCATAAGTTGTAGCCGTTGCACCTACTGATGTTCCTGTGATGTTTATTACTTTTGTTCTGCCTACCGCAGTTTCTACTATTGTACTCTTTCTCATTTTGCTATTATATTAATTGTTACTTTTGATTCTGAACCTTCTGGGGTTGTTATTTTTAATCGTACATAATTAGCTGAAAACCATTGGTCAGGCATAGCACCGCACCCTGTTAATGATGCTGATGTGTCGTAAAAATCTACGCCATTACCGCTTACTTGCAGCATTAATTTATGATTATCGTGTGTGCCAGATAACGGATTCACATATACTCCTACTAATTTTCCTCCCAACTCTAAGGGTATAGTAGATGCCAATACATTAGTATCTAATGTTAAATTTAACTCCGTTTTATCTTCTCCTATTATCATTCGTACCCGTATAATGTAAAATTCAGCCCGTTAGAATTATCTACTTTAACTCCTATCGAACCATTCACTTCTACTGCCCACTCGCAATCTATAATAAGCGTAGTTTTTTCTTTCGCCTTTATTTTCCATAAAAGGGCAGTCGTTTCATCATAGGTCGTGCCATCGTCATCGTGATATATCCAGAACTTTACATCTGTATTATTGCACGTAGAAACGACTACCTGAGTTATAATCGTTTTCGTTGTCGCCTTAAATATAGTATTCGTACTCTCGTTCGAGGGTCTGTTCTGAATAATTAATTTATAATTTCGTTCACTTCCTATTCTCATTCTACGTTATTTCTGCACCGAATAATGTTATTGTTGCATCTGTTGCTGAATCTATTTTAAAAGCAATATTTCCCTCCGTTAGTGCTATAAAATTATCTATAATATCACTATTGTTTTTGGCTAAACTTACCTCCCATATAATCGCAGTCGTTTCATCATAAGTCGTTCCAGCACTTACAAAAATACTATATTTAACCGCAGTATTCGAGGTATTCGCAATAGTTATAGTTTTAACAATCGCAGTCGTTTCAGAAGGTGCAGAGTAAACCACCTCAGCACTTGTGCTTGATGGTCTTAATTGTCCGAGTAACTTCTCCTGAATCATAACCGAAAATTAGCCGTTACTATATAAGATGAATTTCCTAAAGTCGGGTCTGCTGAATCTGTTGTTAATTCTAACTTCTTAGCTTCTATAATTTGAGTATCAGTAGCCAACCACGAACCGCTATAAAGTTCTCCTTTCTTAATCCTTGAAACACTACTTAATAAACTTGTCGTATCTACTCCTTGAGGTATTGTAGCCGTTTCAGTTTTTAACCATAACGTATCTTCTGCGGAATAAGCGGGTGTAGTGAAGTCGGTTTCTATCGTCCAATCTATTAAAGTTATGCTCTTTCCTACTGGTGCTGCAACTATCTGAATCGGTGTAGTGAATAACGCTTTTGCCTGAGTGGAATTAATAGTGACTGACTTCTGAAAAGTTCCTGTCCATTTGCTAACTCCTAAATCTGAAACATAAGTCCAGAACCCATCATATAACTTGTCATATACTCGCATCCCTTCTGTGGGTGTTATAGCAAACCAAGTGTCTAAGCTTGAATCATACCTTACAAAGTCATTTTCTAAAGCACCGTCCCAATCTGCTGAAGGTGTGCCTACTAAAATGTAAGCGTCTTGGTCAACCTCTGCTGCTGCTCCTGACGTAGCGTCAATGAATTGATTAACTGGTGGTAAAATACTTCTTTGTTCCCAAGCTAAAGCACCTTGCTCGTCTTTTAAGATATGACCGTTCTTAGCAGCCGAAGTAAAATCCTTTGGATTGTGTATTTGACTGTTCGGTATGTCTATATGTAAACTATCAGGCATTTAAATAAGTATATCTTTTTAATAAATCTTCTTGAGTTTGTAAGTTGTTTTTTTCAGCGACTAAAGTTCCAGAGAACTTACCCGTTGCCGTTCCGCTAATATCTAGTTTTATATATTTTTCTGTCAAGGTTAAAAACACCTCTGTTACTCCCTCGCTTAAAGTCTTTGTTTCTAAGGTCTTAAAAGTTGTTTTCCCTTCTTGTATTTTAATAGTCGTTTCCCCTGTTATATTTGAGCCGATTAGCTTAATGCTAAAAAAGGAATACCCAGATAAATCAGATGAAGTCCAATTACTAGCACCACCTGACAAATCATAACCACCTACAACTACTTCTTTCATATTAAAATAAATCCATACTTGTTACTGCTATCGTCTTTCCCATCGTCATAATCAGGATAAGCACTAGAGTTGTCTTCTTGAGTGTCTTTAACGTATTGTTTTAGGTCTTTCTTCCATCTTTCAGCCTGTGCTAAAATTGAGTTTCTTAAAGCAGCATAATCACCTCTAGAACTCTGTGCCGAAAACTCAGTATTATTAACCATAATTCCCTGACTGGTAATATGGTTTCTCACTTGTGGTAAAGCATCATAAAGCACATACCAACACATCATACTTTTAATAAAATTATCGTACAAAGTTTGGTCTTCTGCTACCCACGTTCCACTTGCTACACTTACCAGAATAGTATCATAATAGTCTTCCCCTAGCAAATCCCTTAAATATGACCTTTGAGAAGGTAAGATATAATTAGTAAATACCTCCCCATCAAATGAAGCATCAGGAACACACTCCGTTACTATATTTGCTACCGTTACTATCTTTGTATTAAACGCCATCTTTTTTTACTTCCTTTTTTACAAACTGACCCGCCATCTCTTCAATGGGGTCTTTTCCCGTTTCTTCTCTTAGTTCGTTGATTGTCCAAACATCAGTCAGAGTAACCCTATCAGCACTAGATACTGGTCGTATAGGCATAATTCCTAGACTTAACCCATTTAACGAGGTTTCCCTTAAGATCGTTTCAAAAGCCTTTAATACTGGTCTTCTATAAGCAGGTATGACTGTATTATTAACCAACTCAAAAGCAGTCCTTATATCGCTTGAATTTGCCAACTTTCCGCTTACTTGCATCATTAAAGCAGAGTGCCACCTATGACCCTCGATAATTCCCTCTTTTGCTAATTGTTTAAGTTGTAAGAATTCCCCAGTAGCAGGGGTCTTAAATTCGTGAATATTAGCCGCTTGTTCTTTGTCGTCTAAGAGTTCAGCTACTACCTTTCTTGAATTGCCTTCGCCTGTATATTTATTGACAATATCTTTAATGTATTGCTCTGGGTCTTTCCCGTCTGGTGGCTCTCCAAAGAGTTGGAGCAAAACACTAGGAAAAAAACCGTTGTCTAATTTAGATAAATTAAAGGTAGAAATTTTATACTCAATATCTGCATCTTTTAAAGCACCCGAATAATCAGGAACACCGTATGTCTGGTATTCTGGTTCGTAGTTCTTTATATGGAATAAGAAGTTGCTCTCCTTTCCCGTTAGGTCAATCTCACTTATAGGATATTGTTTATTAGGGTAAGTAAGGTCTGTTCCTATATCCCTCCAGTAGTTTGAAATATAAGCCTTCTCACCGTTCTTTGCTATTCGTACTGTTGTAGCGTCTCTGTGAAATAGATTAACTCTACCGCCTTCTTTTACTACTTCGATATAAGCATTGCCGAATATTATATAATCGCTTTGAACGGTCTTATATACGTCATATAAGGATTCATCGTTAGAGTTTACCTCGTTTGTATAATCCTCTTGTGCGGTGTTTAGGTCTTCACTGAATAACAACTTGCTACCTACTGAATAAGTAACCTTGTTTTCCAATACTGCACCATTGGTCGAAGAACGTCTTTTCCTTAAAGCTAAATCATTAATCCAGACGTTATTTGATCCCTCAAAAAATGGAATCCACTTAGACCTTGCCCTCTGGTTTATATTCTCCCTTGTAACATTAGGTGTTTGAACTCCTGTAACACTTGCAAGAATCCTATTTTTCTGACCGTTGGATTTTATCTTGGTGTGATTCATAGAGTTTCTTTAATTCTGATTGAGTAGCTTTTGCTAATTCGTGAACTCCATTTGAATCACAAATGACGCACTTTATAAATTGCTTGTTTACTATATATTTCATAAACTCAAAATAAAAAGGGTGAACAGTTCCACCATCCACCCCTGTTATGGCTTGTGCCAAAGTTAGTTAAAAAAACTTACGAACCGAAATTAACTGTACCACTAGAATTAGTAAGTATTGAACCTACATATTCTCGGATAATCTCAGCGTGTTCAGAAGTTAGCTGAATAGTGTACTCATTAGCACCTGATAGTTCCCCGTCAAGTGTATAAGATACGTTACTCATACAACTAGCTTCTTTCTTTATAATGTTGTCCCAACCCACTACAAACGCTCTTAAATACGTTCCTGTTGAATTTGTTCCTTCAATTATAGCCGTAACTTCCCTAGAGTCTATAAGGTCTTGTAACCGTTTTCCTTTGGTCTTGTCAAGTCCGTGAATCTTGAACTCTACGGTGTTTGTGAAAGTTGCCGTTCCGTTTTCATTTGTGCCCTCTCCGTTTAAAGATTTTGTTTTAAACTCCCCTTCATACTCATACCACTTTGCAGCAGTTGAATCTAAAGTTACTGCCGTGAAGTCTTGCAACACACCCGCAGTAAAAGAAGTAATATCACAAGTCTCTATCACGAATATACGTGCTAAGGCTGCTCTGTTTTGCTCATTACAAGCTAAAACTAAGTCGTTAGATATTCCCATTGTTTTTAGTTTTTAAAATTAATATGCAAAGCCGATTAACTCAGGATGCAAAATTTGTGCTCCTAACTTAAATTTTACCTTCATTCTCATTACTTCATCGTCATCAGAGAACCAAATCTTCACTTCATTGGCTGGACTCATTACGTCAGCACCTACAATTAAATTGTCTGGTGTTGTAAGAACACACATATTGGCGCCGACTGCTGTTTTTTGAGGGTTAGCCGTGTCCGCTAAGTGGGTGTCCCAACCTTTAACCTCTACAACTTCAATTCCTCTGAATTTAACAACCGTCGAACCGTCTTCAAGGTTTAATTGTCCTCTTTCATTCTGAGTGTCTTCCAAAGTAGTAAGATAGTTGTCCATAATAGAAGAAGTAACATAGAACTTCTTACTTGCTCTGTCAATTCCTCTTAATGTCTTAGACTGGTTTTCATACATATTTCTAAAAAGAGTAATTGCACCGTCTGTAACCATAGCACCAGTAACCTCTATATTAGAATCTGTATTCATATTTAAGAACTGACCTACCGTTGCTGAAGAATCTTGAATTAACTCAACCCACCCGTCAAACTGGTCATAATCAGAAGAACCAGAAGCTGCGTCTGCAAACCATTGTATTCTAGGAATGTCGCTTTCCAACGCTCTCATTAAAGACGTTCTAAGAATGTCCTCAACTACTGTTCCCTGTAAATCGTCAATGTCTACTCCTAACTTAATAGCTTCCTCAAAAACTGTTCCGTCAAAAGCATCTTCACATTCTTCTAGATTTACCTTAACCTTAGAGGTTGAAATTGTCCTATCTGAAATACTTAAAGAACCAACCTGAGAGAATCCGCAAGTTGTATACTTTCGCAAAATCTTGCTTAAGTTTCCTGGAATATATAAGTTAGTTTTATCAACTACTTGCATCACTTTATAAATACCGAAAACATCGTCTCCACCCTCTTGTGGCTTGTAGAAAAGTTCGGTTAAAAATTCCTTACCGTTATAAGTGTGCGAAAAGGAAGTTGTTATTGAATTTGCCATTGTTTTTTATTTTTAGTTTGTTAATCTTGAATTTACCCTTGTCTTGAAAGTGTTGCCGAATACTCCCTTAGTAGTTTCTACTTCCTCTGTCGGCTCTGTGTCCGTCTTTGGCTCTACTGCTACTGGTGTTGCTTTGTACTTAGCAATTTCTTCTGTCAAAGCACTTATTTCATTTGTCTTAGCCTCTACCTCTGTTTTTAAGGTTTCGTTCTCTGTTGAAAGGGTTTTGTTTTCCTCTCCAAAAGATTCTAGCTTTGTTGAAATATCGCTTATCTCATTTGTGATTTCTTTTTCGTCTGCAATTTTTACTTCCTTATTTGCAGTCATAAAATTTGTAACCTTTTCGGTTAGTTCTTTGAGTTGGTGTACTAATGAATTATCCATTGTGTTTAAGATTTGTGTTTTTTGGTTTTTTGTTAAATTTGAATTTATAATCTTATTCTTATTAATACTAGCAGCTATTTTGCTAGGCTGACTTATTGCCGTTACAAAGCCCAGTTCCTTTGCTTCTTCTGGACTTAGAAATTTATCTTCTTTCATTATTTCCCTTACCTTTTCTTCGCTCTGTCCTGACTTCTTAGTAAATACTGATACCATTCTGTCGTCAATCTTTCGCATATCATTTACAACACCTTCTAGGTCGTCTGCGTTGCCTAGTGCTGAGGTGTGTGAATTGTGAATTAAAAATAATGAGTTTTCGCTTATACCTACTTCATCACCTGACATAGCAATTACTGCTGCTGCTGATGCAGTTGCTCCTACTATATTGATCTTAGTATTGAAAGGATGCGAAGCTATCAGGTCGTGGATTGCCAATCCTTCAAAAGCATTACCTCCAAGTGAGGCGATATTAATTACTATGTCGGTTTTGATATTTGATATTTCTGCTTTAACAGAATCTAAAGTGTTTCCTTCTTCAAAAAAAGAATCGCCTATCTGTCCGAAAATATCAATTTCCGTAGAATCTGCTAATGACTTTATTTCAAAATGTCGCATAAGGCAAAAGTAATTCAAGGCTTTCATAACCTCTTGCAATGTCATTACAAATTATTTCTTGGTAACTATTTCGTGTATCATTCTGAAGGAAAGATTATAAATAAAACAAAGTTCGTCGTAAACCTCGGTCATACTAATACCGCTTATAACCAGTTTGTCATAATCTTTTACTATTGCTCTATTCCTTAAAGCTTTCTTGTCGATTAAATTATGCTTTGCCATTTGATAAATAACTTTCTCTGAAATATTATCGTCAAATTGCTTTGCGTATTCTTTTATTAAGTCCATATAAGTTACTTCCATAGGTCTATTGCTCGTTTCCAGAATTTGATTATCATCACCCTACAATCATTACAAGACATGTTTTTAAGCGGATAGGGTTCAATGTATTTGTCAAACTTATTAAATAAGGTTTCTAGTTCTGTTTTGTCAGCATACATTCTACCGCTGACCTTTTTATAGGAATGTAATATTTCCATCTTCTCTTCGTCGCTTATTAGATCGGCTCTTTCCTCTAATGTAATTGACATTTAGGACTTTTAATAGTTATTTTATTGTTTATAGGACACCCGCAATCTTGACATTTTTCTATTTTCAGAATGAAAGAATAAACCTCATATCCTTTTCTGAAAAACATACACCCTTTGCAAATATCATATCTTCTTTTCCTTTCAATTTTGTCTGTAAATAAACTATACATTTATCCAATTTCTGCTTCACTTTGTACGTTCAAAATGCTTACTTGCTGGTCGGTTGTATCAGTAACTACATTGACTACTTTTATTGCTCCCATTTGTGAGGTAATCTGTTCTAAGCTTCCCGTTGTATCGCTTACTGTTTCTGGGAAATTTAAAGGTGCTGATATTCCTCCCTGTTGAAATTTTGTTATCCCTCCCCTTTCAAATGCAACACCGCCTTCGGCTTGATTTATATTACTCAACAAAGCACCGTATTTAGCCGTACTCCTTTTGTTAATTACTGCTTCTCCACCTTCAAACTCATATTGTCCGTCTATTGTAGGTATTCCTCCCTTAGCGTGGCTCTTTCCTCTCAATACTCCACCTCTTTCCATTTTAGCACTTATCCCTACTTTTGCTGCCGTAAAGGCTGCTTTTATCAACGCAGCCAATAGTGCTGATTTTGCTACTCCTGCAACACCAAAAGTAGCAACACTTTCTGCACTTGCTAACGACCTTGCAGTAGCTTCTGCAATAGCCAAATTAATAACATTTTCTAAAGTTTTCAATCCAGATAATGCAATACTTTTACCAAAGTTTTCCTGCGCCGTTTCTGTCCCTGCAATTACTTCACCTAATACGCTGCCAACATCATTGGCAAATCCCATAGTAATAGCTTCTTTTTTCTTAAAGGATTCTTCTTGTCTTTTTAATGATTCTTCTGTAGCTTTCTTTTCCTTTTCACTTTCAATGTCAGAATATTTATCTCTAATTGCTTGTAAATTTGCTTCTAGTTGTTCCTCTAGTGCTGTGCGTAATTGGTTTTCTATATCACTCTCCCCTTCAATTTTGTTTATTTTATTTTCAAAATCAAATAGTGCCTGTGTTTCTTCTTTTTCTTTTTTATTTTGGATAGCATCAATTTCTAACTGGTCTATCTCGTTTAATAATTGTGCCGTTGTATTTTTTAATTTTTCGGCTACCCTCTCTTTTATTGCTAATAGCTTATCCTGTGCCTTAGTTTCTTGGTCTTCCTTATCTTTGTTTTCATCTTCCTTTTCAACAAACTCATTATCTGCAATTTGTTTGTTTATAACTCTTAATTTCTCACCAAGTTCAACCCTCTTTTTTGCTTGTTTTGCACTATATCCAGTTTCAAGCCGTATCTTTTCTAATACTCTTGCTTGTTCTGTTTGAATTTCTTGTTTAATACCTTGTCTATTAATATTATCTACTGATTCCCTTAAACGTTTCCTTAACTCTTTTTCTTTCCCTGCTTCTTCGGTTGCAATTACAATAGCTTGGTCTTTAGCTGCATCCATAGCGGATATTTGCATAGCCAAAGTGTCTTTAAGGTTTTCTAGTCCTTTCTTTGATAATAATTTTCTTGCTTCAAATGATTTTTCTGAACCCTGCACATCTTCGTCGAGTTCTTTCATCTCTCGCAATTTCTCATTATATCTCTTTTGCTCCTTAGTCACTTTCTTGACTTCCTTTCCTAGTGTCATAAAATGAGTTGCCAGAGTGATAACTACTGCAGCAATAGCACCTATTATATTTGCTTTTGAAGCCGTGTTAAAAAGTTTCATCGCTTTGGTGGCACTTCCTATTCCCCTTGCTAACATAACTTTTGCAATCCTTAAAGCCGTTGTAGCAAATGTATAAGCAGCAGTAGCAATCCTTGCACCTATCATTACAGCTTTATATGTTATAAATGTCTGTATAACAAATTTCAACGCTTTCAAAAATGTAACTACTGATTCAGCAGTATCACGTATTCCCTTTTGGTATTCATTTAGTCCCTCTCTGGCTTTTGCCGTGCCTGTTGCAAGACTTAAAACCTCCGTTATTACCCTGACTATATTTTTTAATGTTTGTGCGAAAGTACCTTGTCCATCTTCTAAACTTAATATAAATCCCTCCCAAGCACTATTCAAGATGGTTAAAGCACCTTCCAAAGTGTTTAGCTGAGTATCTGCCATTCTCTTTGCAGCACCTCCCGCATTATTAAGTTTGGCTTCCAAATTAGCCACATCCTCACCAGTTTCAGCAAGGATAGTTCCTACGACTGCACCACGTTTTCCAAACAATTCTAAAGCAGTTTTGTTCTTATCTGTTGAGGTGTTTATTTTTTCCATTGCTTCCTCAAAAGTCAATCCTTGTTTTGAGAGTTCTAAAAAGACATTTCTTAAAGCCGTTCCAGAAGTTGAAGCATCTATTCCTCTGTCTGTCAAAGCACCTAACATCGCAGTAGTTTGCTCTATATTTAAACCCGCATTTTTTGCTACTGGTGCTACACTTCTCATTGAGGTAGCAAATTTCTCCATATCTAATGCACTAGAAGAAAAACTCTTAGCCATTACGTCTGTTACCCTTTGGGATTCTGAGGCATCCAATCCAAATGCCCTAACTGTTGCACCAGTTACCTCTGCTGCTCTTGCTAAGTCTGTTCCAGTTGCTGCTGCTAGGTCAAGCGTTGCCTTTGTTGCGGACTTGATTTCTTTCGTTGTGAACCCTAACTTAGCAAACTCTTTTTGAAGTGCAGAAACTTCACTTGCAGTAAATTTTGTAACACTTCCATACTTTTTAGCATCTTCTGAAAGGTCGGTAATTTCATCACTTGTCTTTCCTAATACGGCTGCTAAGTCTGCGTTGGCTTGTTCAAAATCTTTAAATATTCCTATTACATTTTTAACTACCATAAAAGCCGCCATAGCACCAAGAAACTGACCCGCCATTCCAGTAAGTGCCTTTCTGATTCCCATTACAAAACCAGATGTCTTTTTCATTGCACCATTTGCTACAAGTATAGACTTAGAGTATTGTCTAACTCCCATCTGTGCTTTCTTAGTAGCTATTGTGTTTGCTCCTATTGCTTGGTTATATTGCCTTTGGGTAATCTTACCAGACTTTAATTGTGCGGTTAATTGCTTTCTAGCCTCTTTTAGTTTCATTACAGAGGTCTGTAATTTGCCCAGTTTTGCCTGTGCATCGCTTATGTCTGCTTTTACATTCAGTATTTTAATTAGATTTTCTGCCATTATTTTAGGTATATCTTTTTAATTTTATTATCTGAATCAATAGTTACAGGTACTCTCTCCCCGTCTGTATTGACAATATAGACTTCCCCGTTGTAAAAGGTTATATCTCCTTCTGTCGTTACCCTTAAACCCGTTAGGCGTTCCTCTTTACTTCCTATTCCTATTGCAATTTTATCATTAGTCGTTTCTGGGTAGCTGCCTATAAAAGTTTGGTTTGAGTATTCCGAAATACACCCTTGTCCTAAGGCTAAACTTCCAGAGCCTCGAGTTGTTCTATTTCCTGTTCCGTTATTAATTATTACACCCCTTTTTTCTGGGTTTTCTCCTGTTCCTTTTGTTGTTCCCGCAGATATTACGCTTGACGGCACATAAGGAAAATCCCCTCCTGTTGGGTTCGGGAAAGGTGGTGGACTTATATCAGTATCAATGCTTACTGGGGTTTGATTATGATATTTTAATAGAATTACTTTTGTTAGCTTAAAAGGGTTGTAATCGCTTATCGTGTCTATTATCCAATATCCCTGTACTTCCTCTGGTGCATTAAGATAAATCGGTTTTCTAATATCTAAACTTTGATATTGATTAGGACTTATATTAAAGACTGCCTCTAGTTGTATTCCGTCTTCTATTATTGACATACTTTTAGAGTAATAGGAAAATAATCCATCTGCTTGTGCGAAACTTAAAGAATAAGGAACAGTATTACCAAACACCGCAATAGGCAAAGCAGATGGTATGTTACTATAATTAGTGCCGTCTACTGTTATATAGAGCGTGTCTCCGTCTATTGTTTGCCCTGAGTATTGAAAGTTTAATATTCTCGGCTTAAAGGCGTGGCTCTTTGGTGGGTGTCCTTGTAAAGATTCATTCCACATTCTAGCCGTTATACCGTAATTCAAAGAACCACTAACCGCCCTTTCATCGTGAATGATATATGTAGGTGCTATCTCACTTGTTTCTAGTGTGTCCTGTCCTTTTCGGAATCTGTCTGGAAAGGTGTGTTTATAAGATGAATATAAATTATTATCATACTTAAAATCTGCATTCCTCTTTTCTAAATACTTATCATTTGAATCCTCTGCATACTTAAACAACAAATTACGTTTGTAGCTAGTGATAAATTTTATCTTATGCTCTTTGTCGATAGCCAGTAAAGAAGTCCAGTCTTTCGCCTGACTTACTGCCTTAAAAAATGAATCCCTTTCCTCTACATAAACTGTTTTAGTTTTATTGTCAGTTAGCCAGTAGAGGTTAAATAGTTTAGTCAAATCAGCAAACAAATCTAAGACCTTTATTTTAGGCAAAACATCACTAATATTATACGTTGCGTTGGCTCTTATCTCCCTACTCATATCAGTAAGTTTGAAATAACTGTTAAAACCGAACAATATCCGCCCTACTATTGTAGGGTACTCCACCCTTATATCTATTGTGTCACCCATATTTAAAATGTAATAACCGCTCTTTATAATTACTGGACTACTAATACTCATACTTTGAGGGGTTTCACTATTGATAGTTTGAAAGTCAGTATTATTTTTAAATATTTTTATTTTTGTATCTTGCGAATTTTGGTCTGCGTACAGGATTTCCAAACTTAAATCAAATCTATAAAGCCCTTCATCAGGTGCGGTAAACTGGTTAGTAGTTATATTAAAATTCCCTCCCGTATCAAAATTATCGCCCGTTGAATCGTCATTAAATATTAGCTTGGTGGGTATAGGGTTTAGAAAAACGTCAAACACCCCAATTATAAGCTGATTACTACTTAATAGCGAAGACTTAAACAATTTATCATCTACAAAAGCTTGAGAAAACAGAAATCCCTCCCCAACAAAAGGAAAGATTAACTGCTTGAAATTTGCAGTATTCAAAAACGTAGAACTTAACGTAAATCCCGCCTTATTCAAACTGTTTTCTATTATTGCAATATATCTTATTGAGGGTACAAAATCCTCAGTAGTTAATGACGTTCCGTTCTCATATTCTCCGTAACTTATCCAAGGGTAAACGTGGTCATTAGTTGGGTAGGTAGCACTCCACGATGAAACAATATTTGCCGTAGTATATGTCTGAGTATTATTAGCATAAGTCAAGTCTGGCAATTCAACTTCTGCTAGATCTGTCATCCATTGAACATTATCACCAAAGAAAGTTATTACATAATACTCTGTTTTGTTATTTACTTCAATATCTGTTATCTTTATATAACCTCTTTCTATAATTATATCGTCAACCAATATATTAGCCGTCTTACGCTTTCTAAAGCCTTTTACGACCCTTTGATTACTTGAGTATAGGTAATGTAGTAATTTGTTATTCTCTTTCGTAGAAGGCACTTTAAACGTCTTGGAATAAGCACCACCACGCTTTGATATATCATTTAAACTGGCTAACCTTTTAGTCAGGGTAAAAGGAAAGTCAGCATCATTTCCAATATCTATTAGTCCAAGAATACTATTGTCCGTATCTCGTATTTCTAGCTTCATCCCTTTTGTGTTATTCTATCGTTTGCTTTCTTGAGCTTAAAGGCTGCTTGAAAAACCTTTTTAGACGTATCTAAAGTTTTTGTTTTCCTAGAGGTTACTATAACAGGAATAAACGTACCGTCGTCTATCCATACATTATTAGACAATCCTATTTGACTCAGCCATTCTAGTTCTGTTTTAGTAAGATAACTTGAGTAAACTTCTAAGGCATCACTTCCCGAAACGCTCAAAACAGTATCGCCCCTTTCCTTTATTGCATATCCCTTCTCAATTACCCTTTCAAATGTCTTCTGTCTAAATCTTAATTCTTCTTTTAATTTTGACGTAAAAGTATAAGCATCTATTCCACCCAAAGGGTTCACCCATTTCAAACGCAAAGTATTATCATTACAGGCTTCGTCTATATTATAACGTATTGTCTCAGATATTGTCGTGCCAATAGAATCAACTATATATACTTTTATATATGACGTTGAAGCTACGAAAGTACTGCCGTCAATTAAAGCAATAACTGCCTTATCTGCTACTGCAAGACTTGAAGTCGTAGTTGCTATTAATACATCTGAACTATTATAACTTGCTATTCTTGTCGTTACGCTTAATTCAAATGTTAGAAAATGTAATTGTGCCGTTTCTGTCCTTTTCAGCTTTAACGTTTTCGGTGCGTGTGATAAAAAAGGTTTCGTTGCTACATCTGTTGAATAAACATTAAGGTTCTGCGTTTCTTCGTGTTGAAGTGCTGAATTAGTTACCCAAAAAAAAGAGGTCGTAAGGTCTGGTGTTCCTGTTCCATCTTCTTCCCAAGCAGTAACCAATATCCCACCGACTAAAGTTACTTCATAAAAGTCTATCTTTATCTTCACCTCTGAATTGGTTGCATCTACTGTACTATTTCCTGATATGCTTTCTATATTTTCTGTTAAGTAGTCTTTGCATACACTCTGTATGTCAAAGTCAAACTCATTATTTGTTCCAAATCTGGGGTCTTTATCAATGTTCGCTTGTACCGTTCCGTCAATATAAACGTCTGCTATAATGCGTACTATTGTTCCTGTACTAGAGCTTATACTCCACTTAATAGGGTTGTAGCTTGCTGAGATCGTATAGGGACTGCTATCTATTGTTATTGCCATAATTTAAAATATCCATACTCCACCACCACCTACACCCGTTCCTCCGCCGTGAAATTCTATTTGTTTTGTTATTTCTTTTACTTTTTTTTCAAACTTCTTGTCTACTAAATCAGTCATTCTTTTATTGATTATTGCTTCCCTTTTATTAAGTGCCTCTTTAATGAATCCCTTTCTTTTACCCGTCTTTGAATATTTGTAGCTTCCTTTTGTCGGCATACCCTCTTTCTTATGTTTATTCGCCGTTGCGAATGCTGCTGCCTTTGGGTCTGCTGCACCCTTTTGTCTGAAGTATGCTATTAACGCTTGTATATATTTACTTTTCCCCCCCCCACTTCTCCCCGAGTAAGGAATCCTATTAGCTTTTACACCCTTGTCTAAATACGCTGCGTAACGGTTTCCCCATATAGCCACATCAAAACCCTTAATGTCGTCTTTTATTCTACCCTCTAAACTACTTATTAATGAGCCTGAATGTTTATGTCCTTGGTCAATCAATTCACTAGCTAAGGCTAATATCAATGTGCGTACAAGTCTATCCATTAGTAAGAGAAAGTGCCAAGCGTACAACCTACATTACTTGAGCCAAATGTTAAACTATATTTAATACCTACTAGCTTGTCATTATGTGCGTTGCTTACATACGTTCCGTTTAAATCGCTATGATTCATTAAAGCAAATACACCTCCTAAACCGACTGTTCTTCTTAATACCTCTGCTATATACTGGTCAGCAATTATTTCAATATCTGAATATTTTTCCTGTATGCCTTTTGTTTTCTTCTCTGCTATCTTATAAATATCCCATACAATAAAGTCTAATACATACGTCTTTTGTTTAGGTAGGTAATTAGTGAACGTGCCTATATTCGTAGAACCCAAGTCAGAGTTTAGCTGCACCATTGGGTAACTCTTTTCTATATCCGTATTAATATCACTCAGCAACCCAAAGTTAAAACTATTTACTGAAGTAAAAGCCGTTGCTATTGTTTCTAATTCGTCAATTAA